CATCCCCTCGGTGATCAGGCCTAGGTTCGCCTGCGAAACGGTCAGGACCGTTCCGGCGATGTAGCCGGAGAACAGTGCTGTGAGCGGCGTGATCAGGTCGCCGCCCTTGCGCTCAACCCGGACTAGGCCGTCGACGCGGCCATTGACGTAGATCGCGCGCCGCGTGCCGTTGAGATTAAGGCCCTCGATCTGGTGAAGGTCCTGAAATGACAAGGCCTGCACCTGCACCGGCGTGCCGACGACGGTTCGGTAAAGCGGCGTCGGCTTCCCCGACGGCCCGTAGGTTTGCCCGGTGCTTATCTGGATGACGGACGAGACCTGCGGGTTTATGGCTGCGATGGCGCCAACCGCAATTTGTTGAAGATTCACCTAAGCGCCTCCAACTTCGACCGCTCGTCCGCGCGAATCAGCATCGACGTTGCCGCGCCACGCAGGTTGCGGTCGTATGGGAAGCTCTCCAGTGCCTGGATCGCCGCCGCGCGCCATTCCCGGGAAGAGTGCGGCCGCCCATCGAAATACCGCGACAGCGCCATTTCCGCGCGCAGATCGAACCAAGCGAACACCAACGCGCTCGCGAGCCAGGCCGCCCGCCAGCAAAGCGACCAAGAAGCCGCTCGCCGGGAGGTGAAGTGGAAAACTGACCAAGGCCTCCGTGCACAGGACGACGAATGCCGCTCGTTCTGCCGCATGACCGGAGCCTCCGTTGATGACGAAAAACGGGACAAGCAGAAGAAATATCGATCCGGCGCCGAGTTCTACCGCGTATTGAAGCACGTCGCTGTGCACGACCTGCTCGAGTCCATTTGGGTGGGCGAATGCCCACCAGCCCATCCCGCGGCCGAGGGGGACAATCGATTCGACGGCCGTTCCCCAAAGAACGAATCGGGTCATCCCGCTCCCAATCTTGTCGGGACCGAATACGGCAACGGACGCGGCACCGGCGGCGAGCAGAGCCGCGGCAATCCCAACCTTTGCCCATAGAGACCTTGCCGGCCACGCATAGAGCGCGCCGACGGCGACCGCGAGGACGGCGATGCGGGAATGGCACAGGGCGAGCGGGATCAGCATGAGCGCGGCCTGCGGCCATCGGCGCTTCATTGCGGCCCATATCAATAGCGGCGCAGCGATTTCGGCGAGAACCTCGGAGTTTGTGAAAAGACCGGCCGGCGGCGACGTCTGGAACACCGGTGACCATCCCATCGCCTGCGGAACGCAGAGCACCGCCGACGCCGCGATTCCCCAACAGAAGGCGCTTACAACCTCGTCGATGTTCTCGACCCCGGCCGCTCCGAACGCAACCGCGACGAGCAAACCAAGGAATAAAAGGTCGAGTGACGCTGCTTGGACGTCCGGGGCGACGATGATCGAGGCGGCAGCGCAAGCGAGAAAGGCTAGGAGGCAAACCGCAAAGGGACGGCGAAGATTGCTAGGATCGAGGTCGAATGCGAGGGGCACCGCCAGTGCGATGGCCCACCAGCGCGGCATGGACGCCGCCGAAAACAGTCCCGGCCAATACGCCACCGCGACGATGAATGCCGCGATGGCCGGGCGGTTTTTCAGGACAAAAACCCACATGGTTTTCCGTTATAAACGGTCAATCCATCAGATCCCACGTCTTATCGCCAACACTGTAGAGGTAGCAATGTCGGACGTTGGCCGCGAGCGCAGTGAGAGCGTTGTTGATCGACTGACCGGCGTTCGCGTTGAGCGTCAGCGACGTGACGATCTGCGTACTGAAGATACATGCGCGGGCACCGTCGATCGGCGCGGGGGCCATCGTCACGGTGCCGGTATCGAGCGTTACGGTCGGCTCGAACAGCATGTCGGCCTGGAAGTTGCCGAACGTGTAGCTGAAACCCGTCCTGGCCGGGACCTTCGTGTAGGACAGATTGCCGTTGACCGGCGCCATCCCGCCCCAAGTGGTGTCGCCGATCGAGCCGCCGGCGCCCGCTCTGCTCGGCGGCGAGAACGGGAACACGATGTCTCCGGTCCGCGGCGAGACGAGGCCGGTGGTCCCGGCGACGGCGGCGCCGATGCCGCAGACGATGAGGGCGGCGAGGGCGATCGCGATTCGAGAGGTTTTCATCGGTAGCTCCTGGTTTCAATACTTGGCTTTGACTTCGTGATCGACGCTACCGAGCAACCAGCCCGTCTCGTCGAGCACCTTCGTTGAAGCGCCGTAGTTCGTCAATCCGAGAGCGACGCGGCGGGCCGCCTCGCCGACGGTCTTGCCGGTGACGACGAGCGACTGATCGTGCGACTTCATCCCGCGCAGCATGACGGTGATCGGGCTGAGCGCCGGCGAGTTCGTGTCTATGATCGACTGGCGAAGCTGGCCTTCGATCCCCTTGCCCATCCGGTCGAGCGCGACGTCCGAATCGTATCCGACGGTCACCAGGATATTGCCGAGCTGCTTGCCCCAATCCGGGGACTTGGCCGCGACCATGTTCGAGAAGAACGGCCTGGGCGGAATGCCGGCGCCGGGGGCGCCCCAGTTCTGTATAGCTGCGACCATTGGGACCGAGGTCGCCTCCGCGTTAGGGTAGGTCGAGCCCTCGAGGAATCCGATTCGGACCTTCGCGCCTTTGGCGACCTTGGTCGAAAGCTCGGCAAGGGCGGCCTTCAGCTTGTTGCCTCCCTTGATCGTCGCCATCGCGGCAGATCAGCCCTTCGGCTGCTCCCTGGAACCGGCATAGTCCACTTCGCCCAGGGAAGCCCCGGAAGTGGCCTTGCCGGCGTTTTCCGGGGGATTGCCGCCCTCGGCGGGCTTCGCCGCGGCCTGGCCCCGGTTCTGGCCCGCGGCGGCGGCATTTTTGACGACTTCAGCCGCGGCGCGGTCGTGCTCGGCCTTGGCGCCGTTTTCCGCCCGGAGGCGGTCTTCCTCGGCCTTGGCGACGGCCGCGTCAGCTTGGGTCCGTTCGTCGATCTGAGCCTGGCTGGCGTCGGCCGGCTTCGTTCCGACCGCATTGGGGTTCTCGGCCAGCCACTGAGTCGCCGGGTCATGCCAAGCCGCAGGCCAGTCGCCGCTCAACAGGAGCGTCCGGACCTGGTCGGAGCCGAGTTCGTCGAAGCGCGTGCGCATGGCTTGGTAAGCCCTGGCGGCGTCGTCGTTGTTCGTGTCGAGCTTCAGGTCGGACTGCAACGGCTCGTTCTTGCCGTCGCCGCCGTCGTTCGCTGCCGTTTCATTGGCGATGTGCTGCTGGCGCCTGGCCTCGATCGCCTCTGGCGAGTTGTCGATCGGCGCGTGGATCTCCGCGTGAAGCGCGGGGCTGATCGTCTCGGCACCAGCCGCGGCGATCTTCTGGCCGAACGTCGGATCGTCGGGGTTTTCAGTGCGAGTGCGGCGAAGGCTGGAGTCCGGACGCCCGGCTGCATCCCATTCGCCGAACATGGCCTGGAGCATCGGTTCGTACTTAGCGAATTTCTTGGCGAGTGCGTCGATGTCCATGTTCGTTCTCCGTTGTCTCGTTCAGTAGGCGATGCCGGCGAGCCGGGAGCCGTAGAGGCCGTTGTACGGTGACTGCGCGACCGCCGCTCTCCATGCCACTCGGTATCTCATCGTTCGGTAGGCCTTCGTCGCCTGCCAGTAGTCGGCGCCGTACTTCGTTTGGGCGAACCAAGCCTGCGAAGGAGATTCGAGCGGGAAGTCCGTTCCGACCGAGACCGAGCCCTCCGAGGCGGTCGAGATGCGCCCCACAATCGTGGAAGGCGCCTGGCCGCCGATCGTTCCGTACCGCGCCGCGATGTGCGCGGTCATCATGTTCAGGTACGCGGACTGAAGCGCGGCCGTCGGGACCGGGCCGCCGCCGTCGTTGCGGTGGTAGACGGTCGCCAGCGGGAAGTATTGCTGCTCGACCGTCGCCTGCGGGATCGCGGAGAACTCAGGGTAGAGCGCGATCCAGTTCGCGTAGTTGAACGCGACGTTCACGCCCATCTGGTTACGCCGCTTCTTCGGCACCCTGGCCGACGTCGTCGGGATCGAACTTCTTGATGCCCTTCAACAGGCGCGGGTCGGTGCTGTTCTTGGAGACATCGATCCGCTCGAGCCCGGAGCGAACCTTCTTGTGCTCGCGGCACATGGCTTCGAGGCTGTCGCGCTTCTCATGCGCGAAGACCAGACGGTTCTTAACCATGTCGCTGTTTTCGTTGTCGCGGAACCATGACTTCCATAATTCCTCGGGGCAGCCGGTTGTGATCGCGAAACCGGTGCCTGCGACGATCGGTGCCCGCGCGTCCATGCCGAACGGCGCCGCGTTGCCCTTGACGGTGAACGCGTCGCCGACCTGCTGCGAGATTTTCTCCATCACGACGCCGCCGCGATCGGAGCGCGGGACCTCGATCGAACGGAACTGACGCAGGGTAATGCCGTGCGGCATCTTGCACGCCACGAACACCACGTTGCGGGATTTCTGCACTGGCGCTGCGTCGAGCGCGTCGACGTGGGCCGCCTGGGCCTTGTCGATCGCGCTCGGCTTCTTGTCGTTCTTCGCTTTCGTCATGTTCGACGGCGCTTTCTGTTCGGGTTGGCTTTCTGTGACGGAAACCTACCTCAGATGCCGACCATTTGCGAGATGCCGAAGGTCTGCCGGAACACCGTCCCCCAAGTGCCGGCCAGGACCTTCTGCTTGAAGGCCGAGAGCAGGCGGATGATCGGCTGCGAGCGCAACTTGTCGCTGTAGGCGGCGAACCCGGTCTCCTGGCCTTCGATATCTCCGGCGATCAACTGCATCAAGTTGCCGGCGGCGATGCCCTGCGGGTTGGACGAGGAAATGACGCCGAACTGCGTCGCGGAGATCACGCGCATGTTCGGGAAGTTCAGCTTGAGCAGGGCCGACACGTTGACGGCGAACGAGTTGGTCGCGGTCAGCGCGGCCTCGCTCTGCGGCGACAGCGCCAGCGTCATCTTGCTTTCCCGGTCGACCAAGCCGCCGGACTGCGCGACGAGCTGGATGAAGACCGTCTCGATGTCGAGGTAGATTTCGTTGGCGGTCGCCACGATCACGCCGGACTGCACCCACGCGGTGCCGCCAGCAACCTTCGGGGCCGGGGTGAGCGGCGCTGACAGGTTCGGGTCGGTGAGCCCGCCGTAGCTCTGCAGGCCCTTGATCCCGAAGAAGTAGCTGTAGTTCGAGAACTTATCCATCACGGTGACGGCGGCTTGGTCGACCTCCGACACCCAGTTCAGCTTCGCCAGGCCGGCGCGCGCCGCCTCGCGGTCGCCGTACTGCTTGATGGTCTGGAAGATGTAGTTCTGGCGCTGCGGGAAGTTCGAGTTCACGCCGGCCGAGCCGTTCTCGGCGTAGTCGCCGTAGCTGGAGACCTCGCCAGTGTGCTCGACGATCGGGAACGCCGCCGTGTCCATCAGCCAGTCGCCCTTGCGGACCTCGCCGTAGATCTGCGCGGCCCGGTTCGGGGAGAACAGAACCTTGTAGGCGACCGGGTCGATGTAGGTGGTCAGCATCGCCATGACCGCCGAGTTCGGGTCGGTCGAAAGCTGCGGCTGCGCGTCCATCGCGGCGTCGAGCGCCATCTTGGCGTCGTTGCGGAAGCCGTCCGGGATGTAGGCCCGGGCGCCGCCCTCGCGCAGGTAGATGCCGATTGCCTCCATCCGGATGGCGTCATGCTCGAACCGCTGAGCCGCTTCTTGATAGTTGCGCATGTGATGCTGTCCCCTGTGCCGGCGTGCGGCGGGTTGCTGGTTAGCCGATGCCCGGCAGGTTGCTGATCTTCACGAGTTCGCCGGGGAGCGCCGGAGTGCGGGCGATCCACGAGGTCTCGACGTTGATCGCCGCGGTGATCGTGGTCGACCCAACCACGGTCGCGCTGTTGACGATGTAGGTGCCGGTCCCGCCGGCGCCGGTCCGCAGGGCGGTGACGAAGGTGCCGGAGTCGACGCCGCTGCCGGCGAGCACGTCGCCGACGCCGATGGCGCCGGAACCCACCGCGGTGACGGTCATGATTCCGAAAGCGGCGGTGACGGCGGTCGAGGCGGTGGTCTGCTCGATGCTGACGCGGTAGGTGCCGATGCCCTCGTTGGTGCCGGTAAGCTGCGCGAGCACCTTGGTGCCGCTGGCCACACCGGAGCCGGAGAGGGTCGCGCCGACCGGAACGGTTCCCGAGCCGACCGCTGTGACGGTCATCACGTCGCCGTCGATGGACGCGGTGACGGCACCCGCACCCGCGGCGATGGATGCGGTAACGGACGCTCCGTTAGCGGGCGCTCCGGTGGCGGCGAAGGTCGCCTTGCCGTCGGCAAAGTTGGCGTAAGCCTTCATGTTGCGCACGACCGGCACGACGCCGCTGTTGCGGATCCAGAAGCCGCCGGCGCTGTAGGCGAACATGCCGAAGCCCTGGGCGACCTGCATCGAGAAGGCGTCGAGATAGCGGGTGATCAGGCCCTGCTGGTTGCGGCCGATGAAGCCGTCGACCAGGCCGGAGCCGAAGCTGTTGCAGATGGCCGGGGCGCCGTCGCCGTCGACCTGCGCCGACGACAGCCAGCAGAAGCGGCCGACGTAGGCGGAAAGGCCGGCGACGAGCGCGCCGGGGCCGGCGATGATCGAGTAGCGCGGGTTCGCGTCGCAGAAGTCGCCTTCAACCGCGGGGGCGGGGTTCTGGTTGACCTGGGTCTGGATGCCGTTCGACATTTTGGTAGCTCTCCTTCAGGAGTTGAGGGCGGCGGTTAGCCGATGACCCGGATGTGTTCGCCAGCGCCTTTGCCGAACAGTTCGTCGAAGCCTTTGGCTGCGGCTTCGTCGACCGCGATACGCGGCGATTCGACGCGCTTGGTGGTCTTCTCGACCAGCATGTCGAGCGCCATCGGAAGAGCGTCGGCGTGCATGGTGTCGTGGCCCTTGACGCCCTTCATCTTCAGGACGTGGCGGTTGACCTGCTCGGCGCTGTCGAAGGACATCGCAAGTTCGCCGACCAGCGGCCGCACCTTTCGGAGGGCTTCCTGAACGCCGCGGAAGTCGTCGCGGACCTTGGCGATCTTCTCGTCCATCGCCTTCTCGGTGATGGGCTTCGGCAAAGCGTCCTTCGCGGCCTTTTCGGCGGCTTCCTTCTTCTCGCGAGCGGCCTTCTGCTCGGGGGTCTCGTCGACCTCCGCGTCTTTGGCCGGCTTCGGTGCGCCGCACATGGAGTCGTAGGTCTTCATGTCCTCGGCGTTGAGCTTGGAGGCCAGGAAATCCTTGCGCCTCTTCTCGGCTTCGGGGTCATCCTCTTCGTCCATCAAAGTGTCGGTCATGTTCTCGACCGGAAGGGCGCCGGCGTTTGCACCGAGGTCGTCCTCGGATGGCTTCACACCTTCGAGCTTGTCGAGCAGCGCCACAACGTCTTCGAGAGTTTCGTCGGTCGCCAGCTTGCCCTTGGTCAGGGCGACGAGCGACTTCGCGATGCCCGCCTTCTTGTCCTTGAAGTTCTTGGAGGTCAGGCCCTTGAGCACCGGCGCCAGATCGATCTTCTCGTCGGCGGCCATCTTCGGACCGAGGTACACGGCCAGGGCGCCGAAGGTGACGGCGGCCTTGCGGCTCATCGGATTCTTGCTCATCGCGACGTTCTCCATTGAATCGCCGACGACCACATCGGCCCCGGCTCTGCCTTCTTTGACCAGGCACACGTGGTTTCCCACAATGTCCCGCATCACCCCGTCGAATGCCTGCCCTTTGTACTGCCCCGGCGTCATGTCCGCTCGGTAGCGATAGGCGCTCGACAATTCCTTTTTCTTCTCAGATTCGATGTCTTTGATAGCACTAGCATCCCAAACTACAAGACTGTTTCGCAAAAACGGTTCGTCGAACGATGCGTCGGTGCCGGTCGATCCGATGACCAGATCCTTCGGGTGATCGTCCGCGCTGATCTCGACGTGCTTCGACAGCAGTGGCTTGTTGTTGAATGACGCCGCGGCCTTTGCGAGTTCTTCGGGATCGCGCAAAAGCTGATAAATCTTGCCGGGCTCGAGGCCGAGGTTCTCGTAGTCGGGGATCTCGCGGCCGAGATACGGGCAGACGTTCGCCTTGCTGATGTTGGTCACGTCGACGTGGAGGTGCTTGTCGTCGTCGACCCTGCGCATCGATTCGCGGTCGAAGGCCATGATGATCCCGGGGCGCCGAGCGCCGCGGAGGGCTCGGTCGAAGGCCAGCATGTTTGCGATGGCGGGGGACGCTCTCCCCGAGCCGGAGACGATCATCATTCCTTAGCTGAATCACTAAAATGTAATTTTGGCAAGGAGACCGGGCGTGCGCCTCCGCGCACCTTCTCCTTGCCGCTTATCGTGTGCTTGGTCGAGGCCATCGTGGTGGCCCGGCGCAGCATGGCCTTCACCCGGTTTTTCCCCTGCGCGTGCCGCATCATCCCGAGACTAACCCGCATCTCAGCACCTCGAAACCGGGGCGGAAGCGCCCAATGAAAACGCCGCGTGCCTCATATTATTTTGGATTTCTTGGACCCGCTCCGGCGCGACCGTGCCCTTGACCATAGCGACTAGCTCCTCCTCGGTCGTCCCGACGACGTGCGGCCGCGCGATGAACTTGCCGGACTGCATGATCAGGACGACGTTCACCGCGTCGCCTCAAATAACCCACGGACTGCACGATGGCTGCGGTGACCCTCGCACTCACGATCAATCTTACTCTTGGCGTCAGCGACGCAGATTGCGCACCGATACATCGGCTTCCGCCGTTGCGTTCCATGCCACATCATTGCGACGTTGTGCTTGGCGCAGCGGGGTGACGGGGTGCGGGGAACATCTCTCATCTCGGCTCCGGCTCGTCGGTTTTGGACTGAGACACGCATCGGCCGCGCTCGATGTAGCCGTGCCATTTGCCCGGGCACGTTTGGCAATTGATGGAAGGTGAGAACGTCGGCGCGTCCCGGTTTCCGTCCCACACCCATGAAGGCCGAGGCTTTTCGTCGGGCCCGCGGATTAGCAATCCTTCGCAGCGGTTGGTCGGATGCTTCGGGCACTTGAAGCCGAACCGCTCCTCCTTGCCGGAAACGGCGGTCCCGAAGTCGAGCGTCTCAAATTTTACCTTGGCGTCGCTCATATCAGAATCCCGGGATCACAGCACGGCTGACGCACCTGCAGTTTATGGATTCGCCCGGCAGCACGAACTCGCCCTTATCGCCGATCGGCAATCCGACACCGGTTTTATACACGGTCCCGTTCGCCTTAACGTGCTTTGGTCGGGGCTTTTTTCCGCCGCTGCTGTGCATCCACACGGACTCGGTGATGCCGGCCTCTTTGTTGCGGGCTTCCCGAATCGCACTCGTGGCTTTGTTCGACTGATCGCGAGAGATCAGCGCCGCGCGCCGTCGCGTGACGTTAAACTGGCTCCGAATATCGGCGTAAAGCTGGCCGGCATCGCGCCCGGTCTGGACCGAGCGCATGACCATCCCTTGGACCTGCGTCAGGTACTGGGCAGGGATCGAACGGATCAAGCCCACATTTGCCTCGATCGTCGCGCCAAGGATGTCCTTCACCGCCGGCGTCAGCCTGAACTCGACCGAGAACCCGCCCTTACGGAGTGCCGCCTTCAGCGCGGAGTCCGTCCGGAAGCGGACCGCGGTGGCAAAGTATTCGGCGAGCATCGGCGCACCGACGTCGAACTGCGCCTGCCAGCGCTTCGCGATCTCGTTCATCGCTAGTTGCAGGTAATCGGCCGGGGTTTCGGCGTCGGCCGCCATCTCCGGCGGGTTCATCTGGTAAGCGCGTTTGATCAGCCGCATGGTCTCGGCCTGCATCCCGTCGACCATCTTCAGGATTTCGCGCCGGTAGCTGGCCTCAAGGCCAGCATTCGGGCGAACGGGCCGCAGGAGGTTTAATTTTCGTCTCCGGCGCTTCATCGGATTCCTTGCGCGAGTCTTATAGCATGAATACCAAGAATGTGAGCATCCGCATATAGGATCGCGGCACGCAAACGGGAGGGAACCAATGAAACGCCCGCTATACCAGCACATCGCCTCGAGACTGCAGGCGATCGAGAACTGCGAGAAGGCCGGCAACACCGAATGGCTCGGTAAGCACCGCGACGCGCTCGCATGGCTAGTGAAAGAATACATGCCGAGCGGCGGCGGGATCGACAACGGGACGTCGCTCTACGACAAAGCCACCGATAATCGCCTGGTCTTCGGGACGATGTACCATCACATGAATGAGGGTGGCTATTATGATGGATGGACCGATCACACCGTCATTGTGACGCCGTCGCTGACCGGCGGAATCGACCTGCGGATCACCGGCCGCGATCGAAACGACATCAAGGAATACCTGCACCAGGTTTTCTTCGGTGCCTTGACCGAGGAGATTGAAGACAACGACCCGCGCCTGCTTTTGGCGATGGGCGTCGAGGAGTCACCATGAGTAAACAGCCCTCGCCGAAATACGACCAGCTCCGGGCCATGCGCGAGGCGCGGTTTACCAAGGCTCAGGCCGCGGCCAAGCCGGCTCAGAAGATCAAAAAGGACCGGAAGCATCCCATAAATAAGCCTGTTACGACCCCTTGACGTAGCGTCGGGAAGTCGTATATATAGGTCGTGGGAGAGAGCCATGACCAAGACCGCATATAGGATCGCGGCACGCAAACGGGAGGGAACCAATGAAACGCCCGCTATACCAGCACATCGCCTCGAGACTGCAGGCGATCGAGAACTGCGAGAAGGCCGGCAACACCGAATGGCTCGGTAAGCACCGCGACGCGCTCGCATGGCTAGTGAAAGAATACATGCCGAGCGGCGGCGGGATCGACAACGGGACGTCGCTCTACGACAAAGCCACCGATAATCGCCTGGTCTTCGGGACGATGTACCATCACATGAATGAGGGTGGCTATTATGATGGATGGACCGATCACACCGTCATTGTGACGCCGTCGCTGACCGGCGGAATCGACCTGCGGATCACCGGCCGCGATCGAAACGACATCAAGGAATACCTGCACCAGGTTTTCTTCGGTGCCTTGACCGAGGAGATTGAAGACAACGACCCGCGCCTGCTTTTGGCGATGGGCGTCGAGGAGTCACCATGAGTAAACAGCCCTCGCCGAAATACGACCAGCTCCGGGCCATGCGCGAGGCGCGGTTTACCAAGGCTCAGGCCGCGGCCAAGCCGGCTCAGAAGATCAAAAAGGACCGGAAGCATCCCATAAATAAGCCTGTTACGACCCCTTGACGTAGCGTCGGGAAGTCGTATATATAGGTCGTGGGAGAGAGCCATGACCAAGACCGATAATTCAGCAGAAGTTGGAATGCACGTTTTCGAGCGCGCTGGCCTAGGCAAGGCGCCCTTCCGGTGTATCGGCTTTGCGGAGGTCGTCTATCAAGCCCACCCGGACGCCCCGCGGCAACCCGGCGGGTCCTGCGATTATTGCGGAACCGGGATCATGCTGCAATGCAAGATCAAGAGCGCCGACGGCCGCGTGTTCAAGGTTGGCAGCGATTGCGTTGCCAAGACCGACGACGCTGGCCTGATCCGTTCCTTCAAAACGCGGCCGGAAGTCCGGGCGATGGCTCGGGACCGGGCGAAGGCCAAGGATGCCGCGATCTGCGCCGAATGGGTCACATTGATCGAGGCACCGGCCGCCGTCGAGAAGCTGTCCGCGATCATGGTCCCTGGTCGGCCGTGGATCGCCGGCGAGCAGGTGAGCCTCCTGGACAGCATGAAGCGGCTGTGGGGCATGTGCGGCGCCGCCGGCCGGGCGAGAACACTCAAGACACTCAAAGTTCACCTTAAGGGAGATCAGCCATGATGGGCGACTACGATGAAGACGACAATATGCAATTTGCCGATCCAGGAGGCCGTTCGGCCTTGCGGGCATCATCCAGACGCAACCCCCGGAACCTTCCCTGCCAGAACTGCGGCCGGAAGAACGTGCTGACCCCGGCTGACCGAGCCCGAGGGTATCAGTGCGACGCCTGCGCCGATAAGGCCGAAGGCGGATATGGCTCCGGAAGCTACGGAGAATACTAACTGCGCCCTCTTGACGTAGTGACGCGGCGACGTATATAGAGGTCGAGGGAAACAGGAGCGGACAAATGCCAAAGCCTGATCTTCAATTCCAGAACAACGGCTCTCTTTTCGTGCTGCTCGCCGGGACCCCGGCGGGCCAAGAGTGGGTCGACGAGAACGTCGGAGGCGACGAGACAATGACTTGGGGCGGCGGAATTGTTGTCGAGCCCCGCTATGTCGACGCGATCGCCGAAGGCGCGATGGCTGATGGCCTGCTTGTTCAATAGGGAGGTTTGAATGTTCAAGCTCAAGATCAAAACAGACAACGCGGCTTTCAGCTACGAAGGAACCGATGACCGCGTGCTCGACCAAGCCGCGGCGGCTTGTGAGGTCGCCCGAATCTTGCGGGTGGTCGCCAGCGGACTTGAGAACGGCGAGAGCTACGGCCGCTGCATGGACGTGAACGGGAATGGCGTCGGCGAATGGAGCATAAAATGAAACACACTTTTCCACGCGACTTCTACCTGCCGAAGAGCCAAACGCTCGTGCCGGTGAACTGCGCCGGCACCGACGCCGCGATCTGGACCTACGATGACAACGGCAGGTTCTGCGCGATTGGGTTCCACGGCAAAGCTGCGAAGCCGGACTTCCACAGTTTCTTCGGGAATGCCGAGCGGCGCACGAAATACATCGAGGGCTATCTCGATGGCCGCAAGAGCTACGCGGCAACACTGATCGAGCGCAAGGCAAAACGGAAGGCTCCGCACACGCTCAAGGTCGGCGACATCCTCGTGTGCTCATGGGGCTACGATCAGACGAACATCGACTACTACCAGGTCACCCGCGTGCCGGGCCCCTCGACGGTAGAGATCTGTGAGATCGTAGCCAAGTCAGGCCCCGAGATCGGCTTCATGACTGCCAACTGCACGGCCGACCGCGACAACTTCAAGGGCGAGCCAATGATCAAGCGGGCGAGTTCGGAGAACTCAGTGCAGATCGAGAGCTATGCCTGGGCGAGTCCGTGGGATGGGAAGGAAGATCGTTATTCCTGGTACGCATGAGGAGGGAAGACTGATGAAGGCTAAGACAATTTCGATAAGCGCTAAATGCTCCGACCTTTGTTCGGCAACACTGCTCGACAAAGACGGGACCGTGCTTCACGAAGCTGACGGCTATGTGCCTGGATTCTTTCCAGACCAGCACTACGGCGATTACGTAATGTTGGATATCGACCTGGCGACAGGTCAGATCACGAACTGGAAGGCGCCGAACGCAAAGGCAATCGCGGAATGGGTTGCCGAAGCGTCAGCTTGACGCATACGCCACGAGCGCATAGATAACATCGGGAAGACCATAGGAGGGCTTCCACATGACCAAGAACCAATATCGCAGCACGTTATCAAAGCTCGGGCTCACGATCGTCGGCGCGGCTCCCCACCTCGGGATCAGCCGCCGGCAGTCACAGCGGATTGCCGCGGGCAACTGCCCGGTCCCCGAGCCGGTATCGAAGCTCCTGGCGTTCATGATCGAGCACGGGATCAAGAAGGAGGAAAAATGATCAAACGGAATGACTGCAAATATCTGACCTTGGACGGCATGCCGTTCGTGGTGACCCCGGACAAGAAGAACTGGGTCTTCGCTAGAACCACGAAGAAGTGGGTGCCCTATGGCGCCGATGACTTCGACGCGGTCTTCCCGAACTGGGATAGCTGGTGGGAGGATATGTTCGCCAAACTGCCGGAACTGCCGGAAGGCGCGCTTCCGGCTTAGGCCGATTTCATCGGCGCGCGGCCGTAGATCTCATTCCATCCCGGATCAGACCTTTCAACCGCGGCGGCGTAAAGCCGCTGCGACTGTTCCATCAGTGCCTGACGCTTAGGGTCGTCGACTGGTAGGCTTCGGCCGGCAGCATAAAGATTGTGACCGTGTCCGGCGCCCTCGTGCCTCGAACTCTTCGCGCGCTCCATGTTCGTTTCCATGATCTGCACTTCGCCGATCATGCCGTCATCGAAACGGACAAGGGCCTTTGCATCGTAATAGCCCCACTGATTCCGTTGGTAGCCTTCGTCGATCACATCGAAGTGCTTACGCAAGCCGGCGATGATCGCGTCGCGCTGGTCCGGGTTCTTTACGATGAAGCCGGCGCGCACGACGTCGGTCACGCCACCTAAGCCGCGGGTCTCGGCCTTCTCGAGGACGCGCTTGACGCCCTTCTCGTGTACCTGATCGGTATCGCCGACATTGATTTTGGTGCCTGATGGCTTGAAGACAACGCCAGGCACATCGGCGGCAACCGCGGCGCCGGCCGCCTGCAGCTTGCGCTGGTTAGGACCCGCCGCCTTGATGACCTGGTCGATATGCGTGAAGGCGTCGTTGGCGTTGGTCGCCCACACATTTTTATTGAGCATGGCGCTCTTGTCGCCATGACTTCTGGCGAAACGCCCCTTTACGTCTTGGGGGGTTTTGCCGATGGCGCTCCACCGATTACGGAGCCCCTGCCAAGACGCTCCGAGGTCCGGTCCACCATGCCCGGAAACTCCGAAAGATCGTATGGTGTTTTCGTAGATGGATTGAGCGTCGGCGCGGATTTCGTCATCGCTTCCGTCTTCTTTGGTGCTCCCGATGAACTTGCCGGTGCCGAACTCGGTGGTTGTTTCTGAGCCATAAGACTTCCCCGCCTTGTACGTTGCCTTGAGCGTTTTCTTGTCCTGGCCGTAGACGTAGACCTTCGACCCGGATGTCGTAGGCTCTAATGTATGGAACGGCAAGCCGTTCGCCAAGAGCCTCTCGTGAATATCGGCGAGCGATCCTTTGGCATCGAAAGAGGCCAGGAAGTGTGTTCTGTCTCCGGCGCCGGCCTGAAACACAAGCACCGCCTTTTGATTTGCGAGCGCGCCCATCATCGCGCCGGCCGCTTCAAGCTTTGCGAACGTCGTGACCCCGATGTCGGAGATCACGCTGTTCTCGGCCCCGTCGGACCATGCGCCGATCGCTGGGCGTTCGGTCGATTTGAGTCCGAGCGTGTGCGTTACCGACCGGAATGCCTCTGCCATCTGGTGTTGACGGGCGCCAGCGAGCGCGGTTTTGGCCTGTTCAAACTTGAGGCTTTTGACGTTCGGCGACGCAAAGATGTGACCTTCACCTGGAGAAACCGGAGTCGGCTGCTTTCCGGCCTCCGAATAGGCCGATCGAACCTGCTGCTGAGTTCTCGTGGTCTGCTTCTTTATCGCCTCAATCTGTCCCTTGGTTGGCTTTGACCGGCCACCACCACCAGGACCAAACTCTCCGGCGTTCTCGGGCTGGCCGCGGGGGTGATCAGCCTCGTTCCATGCTGCATCCTGCGCCTGGGCCTTGGCGCGTTTTGCCAAGTGCCCAGCACGATGCTTCGCCCGGATCGCTGCCACCGTGCCCTTGCCTTCCGGGCTGAGCCAGTAGGGCAAATTGCCGTCAAGCTCGCGCTGCAGGATGTCTATTTTCACGTCGTCGCCCCTGCCATTGGAACTGCGTCGAAGGTCGGTGCACGACCGGACCAGGCATCCCACCCTACCCATGCCGTGCCGGCGATCACAACCTCCTTTTCGCTATGGACGTTCTGACCGTAGGCCGGGACGGAGACCACCGCGGTGCGGGGGACAGAGGCCCGCAAGACGACGCGCCCGCTGGATCCGTCCCAATCGTTTGCCACCTTTGGATCGGTCGTCGTGGATGCGGCTCCATTCCGCTCAACTTTGATGTCCGGAAGTTTCGTGTAGCCGCCCTCGACCTGCTCTCGCTTTGGACCGCCCTCTAGTTTTTTCATTACAAACGATTTTGCCGCGTCATGATCCTTAAAATAGATGAACGCGCCAGGCTCACCCTTGTCGAAGTCAGGAACCTTGTATTTAGCCCCCTCGTGTGAGGCACTCGCCATATCAGTAAGCTCCGTGATGCTGATCGGCTCCTCTGCTTCTTTCGATATATTCACCGCCCGGTAAACATCGACGGTGTGAATGTCGGCCTTGTCGAGAAGATATTGCGTCACTTCCCACTTCGCGCGGATATAGGCCTTCACGCCGGCGTAGCCGCCGATCGTGTTGTAGACTCGGTCCGCCCACTTCGCGATCTGGTCGCGATCCAAATCGGCCCCGTGCTTCGTGATGACTCCGGTGCGGAGCTTGCCTCCGAGTTCGTCCGCGACCGCAACCTGCAAAAGCTTTCCTTCGTTTGAAGTTGAACTTTGCTTCCAGCCGCGCCATAGCGCGGTGTCGACGGAAGCCACCGCCTCGCGCGCCTTATCAAGCATAAGTTCCTCGTTCATCGGCTCCCCACTCGGCTTGCGAGGTGCGTTGTAGCGCTCGACGAGCAGTTGCGCGGCGCGCTCTTGGGACAGATAACGTGCGACGCGCTGCGTCTTCACATAATTGTCGCCGCTCGATTCGTTCATCGGCTCGAACTTCTTCGGCAGTCCGACGATTGTGTCCCACCCGGCTTTGCTCTCGTCGTCATTGACAAGGCCGTTCTCGGCGCCCCAGTGGTATTTTTCCTCGTCGTCCTTTTCATTCCAACTTTCCTCGACCTGCTCCTGCGCGCTTTCCTGGAGATATTCGGGCGGGTCCATATCGCCCTCGGTCGCCTCCGCCTTTTCGTTGAAGGCATCCAGGATCGTTTTCGTCAGCCCTTCTCGCATCTCCTTTGTCAGTGCATCGGACGGGGTCGGTTCTTCGATACCCGGCAATGTCGATTGCCCTTCGACCAGATTGTCCGGCTTCATCAGTTTTTCGTCGTCGAACTCGATCTCGGTCTTGCCGTCATCGGTCTCAATCGAGATCGCGTCCATCAACTGCTTTATGGTGTAGGGAATGCGCGGCAATCCCTGCTCTTCGCGGCTCGGAGTATCCTCCTTGCCCTCACCGGCCTCATATTCGGAGACCGGCTCGCCTTCGATATATTGATCGAGCGCGTCCGTCGCCCATTCCGACACTCCGGCGCTATTGAACCCATGGGCTATTAGACTTTTTGCGTCATTGAGCGCGTCGCCGTTCTCGTGCCAGTTCTCTTCTTCGCTTTTGTAATAGTCGTCGTAGACTTCCTTCTTGAACTTCTCCTCGATCTCGGTTTGTGCCGATCCGGTAAGGCCGTCCCATCCTGCGGGCTCGTCTTCCTCGCCGGCCTCGACTTTCTTGCCAAGTGCTTCGGCTACGAGCGCTTCGATCTTCGGACGAACGCGCACATATTCGCGCTCAAGGCGCACCGCGGTGTCCTTGTTCCACTTGTCGCCGCCGACTTTGATGGCTTTGGGATTTAGATCGGTGTCTTCGCGGAAGCTGTTAGGCTTTCCAGCCGGCTCACCTGCGCCAGCCGCTCCACCGCCGCCGCTGGCCGTAAACTCCCCACCTTCGGGACCACTCGGAACACGCGGATGCTTCGACGCCTCGAAGCTGCCATCGTCGAATGCCGCCTCGTCAGCGGCTCCGCCGAAAGGGACGATCGCGCGATCCTGGCCGCCGCCCTCCCCACCTTCACCGCCAGATTCACCCTCGGCGCCGCCGCCGCCCTGCCCGGGAGGCTTCTTAGGCATGAGGCCATCGGCCTCCTCCTCCCCAAGGTCCGGGACGTCCTCGACGTCGATGTCGTGGTAACGCGAGTCCTCTTTACTCGCGAGCGCGCGCCGCGCCTCGACGGGATCGAGCACGCCGCTGTCGATCCGGATCTGGTCGGCCTCGGCCTCGCTCTTGTCGATCTCGCCGCCCTCCTTCTTGGTCATCTGCCGGAGCGGGTTGAACTCGACGGTGATTGTCGGGTCGACCTCGCCGAACAGAGAGAGCTGCACGAACCACAGCACGCGGTTAAGCGGCTCGCCGTACATCTTTTTCTGATAGGCCCGGATCATGTCCTCGAACGTGATCAGCTCGCCCTCGGACGAGGCGTTCAGGCCCGCCGGCTGGATGCCGAGCAGCTTGACCAGCGGGATGCGGCTGACCGACGCCATGTGCTCCTGGCTTTGGGCCTGCAGCGCGTCGAGGGTGCCGAGCGGCGTGATGACGTTCTTCAGCTCCTCGGTGCCTTTGTTGACCATCATTAGGTTGCGGTTGTCGCGGTAGTTGTTGAACAGGTCCGCACGCAGGTCGAGTTGGTCTCCGCCCCCGCTAAGCGTCTCGCTCAGATCGGTCTCGAGGATCATCTGCGCGAACGCCGAGATCAGCTCGTTGACGCTGTTCTTGGTCTTCAGCCACGCGTCGACGTATGGCTTGACCATCTGCGACGTCGACAGGCCGCCGAATGCGTACTGCGGCTTCAGAAGGTCCGGCACTTCGCGCGCCACGCCGGTCAGCAGCCGCGAGCAGTGGACCTCCTTGCCCTGGACGAACCATGTCGCGGGGTTGAACCACGCCGGCTTTAGGGGATCGATGGAGTCGTAGTTGGCCGGGTAGACCCACACCGGCTCGACGTTGCGCACCGCGAGCAGCGGCTTCTCGGGGTTGACCTTGCTTTTGCTGATCTCGTCGTTGCCGCCGCCGATCGACTGGACGAGTTCGTCGCGCTCATCGGTGTCGCCCGTGTCGAGGTAGAGGTGCGCGCGTCCAAAGTAGCCGTCCTGCTCTGAAAACTTCCGGAAGGCGTCCTGCACCTTCAGCCGGTCGAACTCGGCCTCGATCTTCTTGATCTTGTCGGCCTTGGCCTGGGCCTCGGCCTTCTTCTCGTCCGGGTCTTCGTCGACGTCCGGGTCGCCGCCTTCGCCGGCGGCCTTCGCCACGGCGTCGCCGGAGGACTGGAGCTCGATCCACTCGCGCGTAGCCTCCATCGCGATGGTCTCGGAGACGACGCGGTATTCCGGCCGCTGCGACAGCAGCGACAGGAAGGCGTAACCGAGGAACGCCGTACCGTCGTAAAGCTGGCCCTCGATCAGCGCCTGCCCGGCCCACGCGGCGGATTCGAGGAAGACCTCGTCCATCGCCATCGCGGCTTTGCTGTCCGCAGGAACGACTCCAGGCATCGGCTTGGCCGGCATAAACCTGGCCTGATTCGCGGCAGCATGAGATTCGCGCTGCGCCTTCTTGATCCTGGACCGCGCCAGGACCGTCGGGTTGATCGAGCTTTTCTTCTTCGGGGCGTTGGCTCCGGCGAGCGCGTCGGCCATCGCCTTGGCGACGGTCTTGCGGATCAGCTTGTTCAGCTTTTTCTTGTTCATCGGCGAGCCCTGATCTTCATCGCTGACCTCTTGATGACCTCGGCGCTGATCTTCATCGGCACCGCGCGCTTCTTGGCGAACTTGATCACGACGGCGTCGGCCATGTTCGGCGACTT